CTTCTTTCATAACGCTCTGCCTCTTGCATCTGAGACTGAGCCTCAATCATCCTTTCCTGAGAAGATACAATATCGTCAGTATTGCCTTCTTCATGAGCCTTTTTATATTCAGCTTTGGCTTTTTCTGCTGCTAATTGTGCTTTTTGCTTAATTTGTGAAACCAATGCAGTTTCACCGCGATTTATCAAAGATTCATATTCTTTGTTTTTTGCGGAGAGACTTTGGTTTTGCTGATTAAGTTGCTGCGCTGCTGTAACTGCTTCTTCTGCAAGACGTTCTGCCTCCCTTCTTTTGAAGGTTGCCTTGTCAAGACGCTTCCTAACACTAGCACTATAGCTGTCTAACTCTTCATCGCCAGTTGGCTCATACGCAGCCTTATTGACAGGCGGTTTATCATCAACAATCTCTAAATCAAAATCATCAGATTCAGAAAGAGCTTCTTTTTCTTTAGATTTTTTAACAATTTGCGTTTTAACCCCAAAGAACTTGTCTTCGGCTGACGTTATTGTAGCATTAGACTCTTCAATGCCCATGTCGGTTTCTGTTGATTCGTTCATATCTTTACAATCCCCCTTGGATCTTCGACCACAGCTTCTACGCTATCGTCATTGATTAAGCGGAATTCTTTTCCATGAACCATAAATCGAGTGCCTGTATAAGAACGCATTACGATCCAGTCTCCTTTTTTGCAAAAGGATCCTGTCGGAAATCGTGCAGAATCTGAGTATACATCTGGCCCCATATCCAAAACAAACCCAACAATACTTCCCACTTCTTCAGTGTGTATTGTTTGACTTGCTTTAATAATTCCACCATCTGTTTTCTCATCAGGTTCTGGTAAGGCAATTAATATCTTATATCCTGTTGGTTTTGGCATCTGATTTGCTTTGCGAGAATTAGACTTATCAATATCAATTTCTTCAATATTGTTGTCTTTCTCGTTTACTGCTGCTAATGACTTAGCCATTAGATTTTTCTCCTTGCACTGGAAATGGGTGTCCAGAGTCACCTGCGCTACACAATATAGCGTTATGCTTGAGCAAGTTTCTTTTTTAGATCAAGTAATTCTCTTTCCGCCATTGCAATCCCTTCTATGACACCGCAACAACGTGAATATTCTGAAAAGTCTTTACAGCTTCCTGTGCTGATATGGTCGCTCATTTCATTAAGCAACTCTCGGTACTTTGTCCTTAAAACATCAAGCTCATCCATTAGAGTTTGAATTTCCCATTAGGTCTTTTGCTATATCTTTTCCTAATTTAGCACCTTCAAGCTGTTCTTTACTAGCAATTTTTTTAGATTCAAGCTGATCCCTGCTATTGTCGGATGCAATTTTAGCGCCTAACTTAGCAGTTTCTATTTTTACTTGAGTCGCTAATTTTTCTCTATCAAGGTCAGACTTGTCCGTAAACTTCTTCAAATCAAGTTGAATTTTAGCCATGTCTGCTTGTGATTTAGCCTGTACCTGCTGTTGTTTAATCTGCAACTCTTGTTGCTGCATTTGAATAATAGGATCTTCAGACTCTTGCATTTGTTTTTGCATCTGAGCTTCACGCTGATCTTTTCCAGTCAACTGTGCTGCTGCTGGTGCTACAAGCCTTGAAAGCCTGAGTTCAATATCTTCTGGTAGTTTCTCATCAGGACCAGGCAGCGGAACACCAAGCTCTTTCTCAATCTTGGCTCTGTAAGCAAAAGCAACATGCTCTGAAATATGTGCAGCCATTGCTGCTTCTGAAGCCTTTGCGGTAGGATTCTGAGACATAATTTCCATAATCTTTGGATCTTCAATTAAAGATACATGAGTTTGAATATGAGCTTCATGGTCTTGGAAGATAAACGCCTTAACTGGCTTACCGTTAATAATATTCATATTTTCGGTTACAGGATCGGTAACTTGGGTCTCATCTTCAAGCGGTACAATCTTATCAGCATCTCTAATTCCTAGAACTTCTAGCATTTGTCTATGTAAAAGAGGTAAGTCATACATTTGAGGTGCTTGCACTGCAAGTTGTAATGCAGCCTGATACTGCATAATTCGCTGTGCCATAGTCCCAGCATTAGGATCGCTTACAGGAATGATGTCTACTTGATCATCAAAATCCTCCGCTACTAACTCCCCATTCTTAATGTCATAAGGATACTCAGATGGGCCGAAATCTCGAACAATCCCAGAAAGAATACGCAATTCCTTACGCATAGAGGCATGAAGTCTGGCCTGAACCGCACTCATTACCTTCATTGAGCGTTCCAAAATTGCCAGTGTCGTGCCAACAGGCGCTTCAGAGTTCATGTCGGCGGCTTTTACATCGCCAGCAGAGGCAAATCGCCTGCCTTCGGTAACAATATCACCTAAAAGCTGATAAAGGACGTTGGATGGCTCTTTGTAGGGCAAAAAGGTGATGTTATCGCGGATTGCGCCACCTGGAACATCAACATCCCTAAATTCACCAGGCATAATGGGCGTATCATCGCCTTTAATCCGTAATCCACGGGATTTTAAACCACCAGGTAGATTGGAAAGCGTTCCTGCATCTACTAACTGGCGTAAAATGCTGGTTGCAGACTTAGCCAAGCCACCAATCATGTGGATTAAGCCGAATCCGTAAAATCCAATACCTGGCAAATACTGATAATGTACAAAATGTTCCCGTTTCATCTTCATCGGGTCATCTTCATACCAGTTTCTGCGTATTGAGAGTATTTCACGGGAAGACTTGTCGATACTAACAACATAAGGCAAGGCTATACCCGTAGGTTCACCATATTCAGAATCCTCAAATCCAACTAGATCCATTTCTGCCTGTACTTCCAGAATGGTGTGGCGGTTATCAAACTCGTAATTAGCCGATCCGCCTGTTAGCTGGTTATATTTTCTTTCAATATCTCCGGTATCGGGACTTGGATCGGGTAAATCGATATCACTATAGAATCCTGAGACCTGTAATTTGCGTACTTCATTGCTGGTGCGCTTCATAATGTGGGTAGCGCGCTCACAAGTAACTAAATCAGAAGCTCCGTAGCTCACTACAAAGTCTTCAGCGGGTACAAACATGGAACAAGGCCGACCCATATTAGGATCGTAATACACTTTTCTGAAAGCAGATCCGGCTAAAGGTAAAGAAAACAGCATTTTTTCTGTTTCCGACCTGTATTCAGTCATTTTTTCAGTGAGTAGATAATTTAAGTAATCTCGTACCCTAGCTGATTGTTGAGATTTCTCATCTGTAACCTGACCGACTACTGATGTCTTAACAGGGCCAGCAGCAGGGAATATCTCTTGAATAGCTTGCGCTTGAAAACGCACAACAGCCTCAGTTAAAACCGGATGAAAAACGCCACACGCACCATCCCAAGGCTCAGACCTGTCTTCGTTCTTTAGACCAAGAAGGTCTAATCCATTTATGTAAGTACTTTCCCAATCAGAACGAGAATCTCTGTCAGACTCAAAAGCCCCGATTAAATCAGAGGCAATTTCCCGTAAATCATTTTCCTCCATTAAATCTGCTAGATTTTCATTATGGTCGCTATTGCCGCCCATATCACCATTAGGATCGAAATCAATTATGACTCCGCCATCAGGGGTATCAACAGATACAGATTCTGGATTTACAATGTCTATCTCAATAGCCTCTTCTTGTTCAGGCGATTGTGAAAAGGGGTCAAACCCCATAGGGCGTTCTATAGCCATTTATCCATTCCTACTAAAATTACCACCACGAGTCGCAGCACCCATTCCTCTAACTATGCCGCCATCAGACATTTTTTTAACCTTGCCGCCTTTTTCATACTTAACCTTGGCTTTGCCTGGTTTCTTTTTCTTGCTGTCATAATAACTTGGCATCATTTTCTCCTAGTAATAAGCTGCTCTTTTTTTAATCATCGGCTCATCTTCTTCATCGCTACTAAGCCTTAAAAATCCACCTTGGCGGAACCGTAACAAAGCCTGTGTACTGCTGTCCACCAGATCATCATGCTCACCTACAGGAAAAGAGGCAAATTCTTCGATTACCATTTCCCCAAATCGAGTCTCTGGACACCAGACAACACCCGATGCAAACATATCTGCTACTGCGTTTACACGGGCGACCTTATCATTTCCTCTGGACGGTGTGTACTCTGAAACGGGTATTCCCATTGCTCGTAGCTCAAACACCAACGGCGCTCCGGCAGCTTTAGCCTCAATGATGCAAGCATCAGGACTCCAGTTATTGTAAAACTCCATTGCTGTTTTCTTTAGTTCTGGAAACTCCATCCGCTTCTTGTAGGCATCCAGCAGGATAATATTGGCTCTTGTAGTGCCATCTTCATCTGGCTGGTAGAAAACGCCCCAAGTGGTACAGGCAGAGAAATCAGCCCTTCTGGTTTTAAGAAAAGCCGTATCCCAGGACTGAATAATAAACTCACAACTCGGCGGATCATCACGCTCCCAGCGTTTCCACCACTCACGCTTCACCAAAGCACCTCCCTCAGAGGTAGGGTTTTGCTGGTACTGAGCTTCCCACTTAGAAGCAGGCAGTTCATTTTTAAGTGCAAGCAGTTCTTTTTGACTCCAGAACTCAGGCCAAAGCGAGTTACCCGAAGGCATTAAGGCAGGAAACTCAATAACTTCCCAATCATCAACTCCCTCTCTTTGCGAG